CATAGAACGCGCCTTTACAGAACGGTATTTTCTCTGTAAGGATGGGGAAGGCTTCAGGCCCGCGTTCGAGGTTGGTCCCTCGAGTTTCAGGACAGCGGAATTTAGCGAGTTCCGCCGGCTGGTCTTAAACGACATGCCAAATTTGCCCGTGCTAACTGATCAACAGGTGGTTGATGCTTACCGCGGCCCAAAACGACGTGTCTACCAAGCCGCTCTCCACTCCCTGCAGGAAGAGGATCTGAGGGCTGAGGATTCCCATCTCACGGCCTTCGTGAAATTCGAGAAACAGGATGTTTGTAAGGCACCGCGCGTCATTAATCCGCGGTCGCCCCGATACAACCTACGCTTGGGAAAGTATCTCAAGCATGCGGAGCACCGCTTCTTTGGCGCAATCAATAGCGCCTTTGGAGGCCGCACACCCGCCACAGTGATTAAGGGATTTAATGCCGATGATTCGGCCGCAGTTCTACGAAATAAGTGGAATTGTTATAGGAAACCTGTGGCAATTGGTTTGGATGCTACTAAGTTCGACATGCACGTCTCACAGCGCGCGTTGAAGTATGAGCATTCCTTCTACACTGGCTTGTTCCCCGGGGTAAGCGAGTTGAAGCATCTGCTCAGGCAGCAGTTGGTAAATCAGGGTGTTGCGCGTGCGCAGGATGGTAGTGTTAAGTTCCGGATGGAGGGAACACGCTGCTCTGGTGATCTCAACACTAGTTTGGGTAACTGCATCCTTATGTGCGCAATGATATGGTGCTACGCTAAAGAGCTGAACATTGACATCGAACTTGCCAACAACGGTGATGACTGCGTCGTCTTTATGGAGGAGGAAGACGCGGAGGCGTTCCGGGATGGAGTGCCTCTGTGGTTTAGAAGACGTGGTTTTTCTATGCAGGTTGAAGACAATGCCACTGAGTTTGAGCAAATTGAGTTTTGCCAGACACACCCCGTCGAGCTGTCCTCCGGGTGGCGCATGGTGCGCAACCTGAGCGCTGTTATGCGCAAGGACCCAATGTGCCTGATTCCAGTGCCGAACGGCAAAGTATATAGGAAGTGGCTCGG